CTCGTTTTCGTCTCCTAAGGCGGAGGCGTTCTTTTAAGCAACCGTACGGTCCCCGTCCCAGGGGGCCTCCAATCCTGCGGTGTTACAGTATCTGAACATCGTAGACTTCCACCAATGGTATCGCGAGATCGCCGAAAATGGCCTGCATGTCAGCAACCCGACAGGGTGCCGGCACGGCCTTTCGCCAGATCGCGCGGTTATACCGAGTGGCACGGAGGTACGAGTTGAATCCACCGCCTTTCCGGTCCGGAAGCAGGTCTCGCATCTTAATCTTCCCATTGAAGAGAAGAGACACGACACCAGCTCCGTAGAACCGGTCAGACGCCTTTTTCAACTCATCTACCGCCTCCGTATCCTCCACGACGATCGGCTTAATCAAAGCATATTCGCGGAACAAACGATCCATCTGCCATCTCGCATCAGAAACTGTGCGAGGCGCCAGTGTATCGTAGTGCCGCTTTATGAATTGACCTTTCCGAACGTCATCGAGGGACGGACCGTGATACTCGCCGGTCTGGTCATCCCACCAACAAGGGAGACCCAGGCCGCCGAGCCACTCGGGCATATACCATGGAAGATTGGTCCGACTAAGGGAGTCGAAGTTGTGGCGAACATACAGCCGCAAAACCGCGTCCTTCAGCGCCGTCGGCGCGCAGTCCCGGAGCTCTTGTGCTACCTGACCGAACGAATTCGGTCCGTAACACTCGGCTTCCCGAGTCTGCCCGCCTGAGCGCTTCATTCCGCGGATCAACCCCAAATTCACAAACCCCACCATCCGATAGTGGGCGTACCGCCAATGGTTATTCACCGCGGCGGCACACCAACTTCGAACAGCCGGATCGGCGTCAAAGAGGAAGACACGACTGTTCATCTCCACGAAGCGTCTGTCGTAGTACGTCTTTCCCACGGACTCAATGAGCCCGGCGAAGGACGTAACCCGAAACCAGAGCTGTCGTGCCAAAGTGTTGCATCGCATGGCAATGTCGTCGCCGTTGACCACACCGGGCCAGTCCTTCAATGTCCGACGGACATTGTGACCGAGCTCGTAGGCCCACCGCGATAACGCTGCGTTAGCAATACACAAAATGGGAAACGAAGTCACACTCCCCATCAGCTGACCGTTCTGCTGCAACTGACCCTCAATAGTATGGCCCGTGAGGGACATACGTAAGAGGTGCTGTTCCTCGATGGTCAGACCGCAAAGCCGCGACAGAGTCACGGCAATCCGGTCTGAAACCCACGAGCACAGCTCATCAGTCGCAGCGGCATAGTCACCCGACAAGAAGGCTTCATCGTCTCGAAGACGACCACCCAACCGGTCCTGCACGACCCAATTGTCAACAGGACCACCAACGAGGAAGGCTGGATGTCTCGAAAGCCGATCCCACATGAAGCGCTGCAAAGGTTTGAGCGCAAACATGGAAAACGGAGGACCTTTCGAAATGACCCGTACCTTGAGGGCCTCGGGTAGTGCCACCAGTTCAACGTCATGTTCCTCGTCCATCGCTCTCGCGACGCACGAAGTATACAAATGACGGAACTGTGTCCGGAACTCATAGTCATCCACTGTGAATGCCGCACGCACACCACCCTCAACCCCCAGCCCAAACACCTCGTTAAAGCGGACGTCGATGCCGCTGAGATTCGTCCAATTGAAGGCGTCGGGTTCGTCCTGGATAAGTAACGACAATTGTCGTACATAACCCAGTACCTCCCCCACGGCTCCACCCTTCGCCCGACTGCGCACATAGTTTGCAGAAGTAGAAGGGAAGAACGGTCTCTCAACATCGTCATCCGTAAGGCGCGCCCCACCGAAGAGCTCGCGCACGGTACGATCCAACTGCTCCTCCACGCTGGCCCGTGTAAGATAAAGAGGGACTCCCACCGGGAGCTCCTCAATATCCGCCCACGCGTTGCGTCGAGGAAGGAATTGTTGGAATAAAGGATCCGGTTTGGGTGTCGTTAACACCTTCTTCGTATCCCGTATCGCTTTGTCCAAGTAGTCTTTGCCCGGTCTGGGCATTCCCTTTTTCGATGACTTCACCGAATAGAGGAACTCGAGCCTTCGCTCAAAAGACCACTCAGCCAATCGCGCGCGCAACCATCGGTGCGCCTTACCACCAAGCAGAACGTTGGGATAATCGACTTCCGTGTAGTCGGACTGCGCAATACCCCGGGGAGACCCGTGGATGACGCCCAGTCCGGCCGGAGGGCGCGGCAACGGTTGGTCAAGATACACTGAGTAAAAAGCTGACAGCTTATACTTAGTGAATTTGACCCAATCGTCACCGCATGCCTTCACGCACGAACGCCAATGATCCAACGTCGGCTTCGCGGCCCAGCCGGTGTCATCGAATCCAAACAAACGATACACCGCCTGAAGTGCCTGAACCACCTGCACAACCATCTCAGAGCGGCGAGCCCTGGGACGGGGAGAATTTCTCTGTTTCAGCTCGACACGTTCTACCATGAATCGAACCTTTGTTTTACGCAAATAAGCACAAACAGAAAGCTTCGATAGAATTCCTAGTCAGTCTACTGACTACAGTCACACAATGCCCTAAC